AAACATTAAAATGTTATAATATTTATAGAAGGGAGGTGCTAAAATGAAAGAAAAAGTTTTTATAGCGATTGACGGAAATAAAGAATGGCTCAAAGAGTTGAAGAAAATTGCATTAGAAAAAGACAAAACACTGGGGCAGCTTACAAGAGAAATTATTGATGAATGGATTGAAAATCATGTTTCTTTAGAAGAAAAATAAACTATTTATAAAATGGGAGGTAAACAGAATGAGCAAGAAAGAGGGATTAATACTGGAAAGACATATAAAAATAGGAGCATATCTAAATTTTATTCATGAAATACTTACTAAACTTTATGTTGAAATATCTAATTCAGAAGGCAAAACTAGTAATATTTCTAAAGAATTTAATCATATTCTTGAAGATCTTGCTAAACTTCGCTTGGACCTTGAAGAATGTATGTGTGATCATTATCCAAATGAATTAAATCAACTTGCAAAAATGGGATTTGATCCATTACATATTTATTATGGGCAAACATTTGAAAATTAAAAATAATGGAGGTAGAAAAATGGCAGTCAAACATTTAGTAAAAGAAATTCTAATTTCAAATAGTTTTTTTGTTATGAATAAAAAAATTGTAAAAAAGTTTGATGCTGATACTGCTTTACTACTATCTTCTTTTGCAGAAGCAGAAATAGCTTTTTCAGATGATAATGGCTGGTTTTTTCAAACAATTGAAACAGTTGAAGAAATGACTGGATTACAACGAAAAAAACAAGAAAGATGTATAAAAAAGTTAATCGAAAATGGAATATTAGAGCAGAAAAATATAGGCATGCCTCGAAAAAGATATTTTAGATTGAATTATGAAAAGATAAACGAAATCGTCTTTGAAAGTAATATTAAATCAAAAAACTCAGTATGGACGGATGGGACAAACAAGAATGTACGAAACGGGCAAGCTATAATGAACAAAACGGACAACTATAAAGAAATAAATAAAGAAAATAATAATAAAAATACATATATAGTCGAGAATGAAGAAAATCTTACAGAAAAAGAACAAATCCCATATAAAGAAATAATTGAATACTTGAACGAAAAAGCTGATAAACAATATAGGTATACTACACCTAAAACACGTGAATTAATAAAAGCCCGATGGAATGAGGGCTTTACACTTGATGACTTTAAGAAAGTAATTGACAACAAAACACTGGAATGGAAGAATACAAAATGGGAAAATTACTTAAGACCTGTAACGTTATTTAGTACTAAGTTTGAAAGCTATTTAAATGACAACCCAAATATTATTTTAAGAAAGAAAAAAGAAGAAAGTAAAAAAGAAGAATACAATATTCAAGAATTCTTTGATGACCTTGAAATTGACTACATTATTGAACTTACTGGAAATGAATATATGGCAAAAAAGAGATTCAATGAATACGCTGAAAAATATGGAGTTGATAAAGATTCACAGATGCTATTTAAAGAATTTAGATCTTGGTGTAGAAAACTAAGGGACGGTGAAAAAGTTTGAATATTATAGAGCAAAAAGCAGAGCAAATAATAATAGCTTCCATATTAGCAAAGCCTGAACTTTTTGATGAAGCGATCAAAAAAATATCTCCCAAAGATTTCATTGATAGAAAAAATCAGGAGATATTCCAAGCGATGAATGGGGCTTTTCTTGACGGAAAGCTGCCTACTTTCATGAATATTATAACACGAACGAAGGGGGTAAGTCAAGAGTATTTTATTAAATTGATGGAAATTACTCCGTTATACTTAGACTTTGCGTTATCTTTAGAACAGCTTAGAGAAGCCAGTAAAAAAAGAAAGTTGAAAAATGCAGTTGCAGAAATGAATTATATGCTAAGTCGTAGAGAGTTTAAACCTGAACAGCTTGCAAGTTTATACAGTGAAAAACTTGGGAGTATCGTTGACGTCGAAAATGAAGAGAGAAACGATATAACAGAGCTTGTTGACAATATTCTTGAGAAAAAACAGAAAGTAGAAAACGGAGAAAACTTGATTGAAATCACAACTGGATATAATTCTTTAAATTGGCTTACTGACGGCTTCCATAAAACAGAATTGACTATAATAGCAGCCAGGCCGGCTGTCGGGAAATGTTTAGGAAAAGGTACTCTTGTATTAATGTACGATGGAACTTTAAAAGAAGTTGAAAAGATTAAAGTTGGTGATTTACTTATGGGGAACGACTCTACTCCTAGACGTGTTTTGTCTATTGCACATGGCCGTGAAATGATGTATTGGGTACGCCAAAAACATGGTATAGATTACAGGGTAAATGAAAGTCATATTCTTTCACTAAAAAGAAGTAGGAGAGAAGGAGGTTATAAGAAGGGGGAAGTATTAAATATTTCTGTAAAAGATTACTTAAAAAAATCAGCAAAATGGAAATCAAATTATAAAGGCTATAAAACAGCCGTTGAATTTCCACATAAAGATGTTCCGTTGGATCCATATCTTTTTGGTCTATGGCTAGGTGATGGAAGTTCTCGCAGTTCACACATTTGCACGCCAGATGAAGAAGTAGTCGATTATTTAAAACAATATGCAGAAAAAACTGGTCAATTTGTTACAGTAGACAAACAAAAAGGGAAATGCCCAATGTATACAATAACAGGTGGTCGTTCGGCAGAAGCACGAAAAAAATCGGTACAAGCTATACTCCGCAAAATGAATGTTCTTAATAATAAGCATATTCCACAAATTTACCTTATAAACGATAAAGACACCCGATTGCAATTGCTTGCCGGATTAATTGATAGTGATGGTTATATAAATAAAAATTCCGGAAGGACAATTGAAATAACAAATAAAAGTGAACGATTAGCTTACCAAATAAAATTTCTTTGTGATACATTGGGTTACCGTACTTCAATACGGAAGAAAAAAGGAAGAATAGCTTCAAGGAATTTTGAAGGTACTTATTGGCGGGTTCATTTCAATGGCAACGTAGATGAAATACCTACACGCATAAAACGAAAGCAAACCAAAAAATGGACTTCTAATATTGATTGGCAGGTAACCGGTATAACTGTTGAACCTGATAAAATTGATGATTATTATGGATTTGAGATTGATGGTAATGGTCTTTTCCTTCTTGAAGACTGCACAGTAACACATAATACAGCATTAACTTTGAATTTCATGCTAAGGCAAATTAAACAAGACATACCTGTTTTAATGTTTTCACTAGAAATGTCTAAAAGCTCATTATACAAGCGTCTTTTTTCAATATACAGTGGAGTTGAAGCGTCGAAAATAAACAAAGGTCAATTGAACGAAAGCGAAGTAAAGAAAATAATAGCAGCTGCGGACTTCTTAGAAAGCAAACGTGACAAGCTTTTCATAATTGACAAGTCAAGTATAACTATAAACGACATGATCGTAGAAGCTAAAACAATGAAGAATAAAGGCATACAAGTTATTTATATTGATTACCTGCAACTTTTGAACACAGAAAGCGTATATAAAAATCGTGCGATTGAAATGGGAGAAATTAGCAGAAACTTGAAAATACTTGCAAAAGAGTTGGACGTTGCAGTTGTAGCTATTGCTCAATTAAACAGAGAAGTTGAGCATAGAACGAATAAAAGACCAAATTTAGCCGATTTAAGAGACTCAGGAGAAATTGAGCAAAACGCCGATAACGTCTGGTTCTTGTACAGGGAAGGCTATTACTTAGAACAAAAAGGGGAGGAGGATAAAAATGATAGTAAAACAGAACTAAGTATAGCAAAACACAGAAACGGACCTACGGGCGTTGTGAACTTGGTTTTTAGGAAAAATACACTGGAATTTTTAGAGGAGGGAAAAGTATGAATTTCAACAAGATCATCATAGCAGGCAGGTTGGCAAGGGACCCAGAAAAGAAAATTTCAAATGATGGGAAGGTATTTGCAAATTTCACAATAGCGGTGAACAGGAATTTCAAGGCAGATGAAGCAGACTTCTTTGACTGTGTATGTTTTGGAAATACGGCTGATTACATTTTGAACTATGTTAGAAAAGGCTATTTGGTGCTTGTGGAAGGCAGTCTACAAATAAATAAGTGGACTGACCGAAACAATGTGAACCATTCAAAGCCCGAAATAATCGCAAATGTAGTCAAGAACTTTGAAACTAAGAAGAAAGAAAACGCAGAAGAATATGCAGAAAAAGAAGAAGTAGTGCAAGATAAATTATTCGATGATTTTGATAGGTGGTTAGATGAGTTTAAATAATGAAGAAAAGTTGGTTATAGAAGGGGAACTACTTTGTGGAAAGTATTCAAGAGTTGATTTGATTTTCAATTGGTATTGTAAGGACAAAAAACGAGACAAAGACAATATTATAGCGGGGCAAAAATTTATAATTGATGGGTTGGTGAAAGCGGGAGTAATAGAAAACGATGGGTGGAAGCAAGTAGGAAATATTTTTCATTATTTTGAGGTGGACAGTGAAAACCCACGTGTGGAAATTTTAATAGAGGAGGTAGGGAAATGATAGATTTAATTGATGA